CGGATACGCCGCTGACGCAGGCGCAGTGGCATTACGGGCTGCGCAGGTTCGGATTGCTGGCCGAGATCGAGGCTTTCATTGCCGCACTGGAGTCTACCGACGCCATTGCGGCCTACCAGTTCGAGGCACGCTCGCTGCGCGCCAACATGTTTCTCTATGCAGATGTGCTGGCGCTGCTCACAGCATACGCAGGCGTGCTTCCGCCCGCATTGCAACTAACTGCCGGAGACATTTCCAGTATGTGGGGTACAGTGCTGACGGAGTTACCGGCAGATGCGTGATTCAGTTGTAGAAAATCTTGGTTTCATCGGTGTAAGCCAGGATATTTCCGCGCACACACTTCCTGCGAATATTGCCAGTAATGCTTTAAATGTGCGATTTATTGACGGAGCGATTGTTAACATTAAAGGGATTGCTCCTCTTAAAGTTTTACCATCTTTTACCCCTTTCTGGGTTAACCACACACAGACAGGGGTTACAGCTGGTTGGTTGTTTGCCGACGAAACAGATGTTTATTTTTATTTTAATTTAACTTTTAACAAAATAACGCGGGCTTCTGGTATCTATACCACCGCAACAGAGGTTAAATATGTAGCGGAAATTGCAAACGGAATAGTTGTTCTTACCAACACTTTTGACATTCCACAAGTTTGGACGGGGGAGACTCCGGAAACTTTGTTAGTTGATTTGCCAAACTGGCCGGCGACTTATCGTGCTAAAGTTATTCGCAGTTTCAAAAATTCTTTTTTCGCTCTTAATTTAACAAAAGGTTCTGTTCATTATCCTTATACTGTATTAGTATCTCACCCGGCGGAACCCGGAGCTGTTCCAGTTTCTTGGGATATAACTGATCCTACGTTAGAAACCATCGAATTTTCCCTCGCAGATACTGCAGGTGGAGAGATCGTTAATGCGTTGCCGATGGGAGAAGAACTTTTAATATATAAAGAAGAAGTTATTTGGGGTATTCGCTTTGTAGGAGGAGCACGACTATACGATCGCACACAGCGTAATTTTGCCCATGGTTGTGTCGCCAGAGATACTCTTGTTCAGGTTCCGCTCAACCGAAATTCGCATTTCTTTTTAGCCCGTGATCGTATTTGCCTATTTAATGGCGTTGATATAGCTTATCCGGTCGAGAATAAACTTGAGCAATGGTTTTTCTCCAATATTAATTTACAAGCAATAAGTCTCTGCTTTTCTGTTGTAAATACGCGCGAGAAAGAAATTCAACTGTGGTTCCCGCTAAACGAAAATACGCTATGCACGCACGCTCTTGTTTGGAACTATAAAGATAATACAACGACAATTCGTTCCAGTGCTGGAATCTCTTTTGCTTCTTCGGGTTTTGCGGCCAATATTGACGACTACACAGGAGCCCCAAGCAACGGGGTTCCATACGCAGAAGGACCTGTGTTTCACGAAGAAGGTGATGTTGGCTATTTTGGGGGAAACCTTCAAAAAGTTTTTATTGTTGTTGAGACAGCTCCCGCGTTAGTAAATAAAGTTTTTGTGCAAGATTTTGGTTTGACATCTTACAACGAAAATAGTAACCATTTTATTGAACGCACTGTTCTGCCGCTTGATCGCGATAAAACAGGTAAATTGTTTTTAAACTTACGCACTCGCAAATTAATTACAGGTGTTTATTTACACCTTGCTTATGGACAATTAAAAGTAAAGCTGGGAACGCAAGAAAACTTAAATGACGCAATTACGTGGAGCGAAGAACTTATTTTTTCAGCAACCGCCACAAAATTGTTAACGTTTTCGCGGCCAGTAGCTGGTCGTTTTATAAGTATCCATCTATCCTCCGTTGAGTCGATTAACTTTAAAATCACTGGAATTAGTTTAGAAGTCGCAACCTTGGGAGAGTTTTGATGGAATACACACCGCAGAACTTAACAGCGCAAGACATCCCTGAACTACGTGAACAGATATTCCGTGAATTATCTACGATAAGTGTTTTGTTTGCAGCATTAACTGACTTTATTCAACTTCGTGTTAGCCATGTTGCCCCGCCTCGACCGCGCAAGGGCATGATAGTGTATGCAGATGGAATAGACTGGAACCCCGGAGCAGGAGAGGGTTACTATGGATACGGCTCAGCTAGTTGGCAAAAACTTAACACTTGATGGAGAGGAATTTCCCGCCGGAACAAAGTGTGTTAAGATCGACTATACAACTATTGATGATAATTGTGAAGAAGTTATTTTGCGTTTACTTGACGAACCAACATTGTGGTGTGACTTTTACAGCATAGAAGATATTGTAGAAGAACTAAAAGACGGTTTACTGTTTGGATGGCTTTTTACTGAACCACGTGTTTTACTGTTGTTTAATTTTGTGTGCTACCCAAAAGCAAAAGTGCTTGATATTCGCTTTGTTGCTGGTAACCCTGGAAAGTATAAAAAACCGATTATGGAGAATATCGAGTCACTGGCATGTAGGCTTGGCTGCACAATGGTGCGTGGAATAACGCATCCAGTGTTAGCATATTATGCACAAGCTAAGTGCGGATATACGCTGACGGAAATTGTGGCGCGGAAATACATAAGGCAAGGAGGACTCTGCTAATGAGCGGTGGTGGCGGTCAATCTTCTACGGTAACTACACGAGAACTCTCCCCGGAACAGCGGAGACTTATCGAACCCGTTATTCCGGTTGCTGAAGATTTCCTGAAAAACCCTCCTAAGTTATTTCCTGGGTCGGGAATTAGCGGATTTAACCCTACACAAGTAAGCGCTCAAAATCAAGCTTTACAGGGAGCCGGAACAGTATCTGGTATTGCCGGGGACGCTGCAAATACATTAAGACAGACACAAAGTTTAACACCTGGAACGACAAACTCTTTACAAAATCTCATGGGCCGCACCGCGTTAAGTGGTGGCTTCGATCAACAAGTTTTTGGCAATGGAGCAGGTTCGGCTGCCGGGGGTGCCCGCGGATTGGGCGATGTTGTCGGAGACTTTAACGCAACATCGGCGGGCCGTAATTTTCTGACAAGCGGAGCTTTGCTCGATCCCCGCACTAATCCAGTATTAGGGGCGCAAATTCAGGGAGCAATTCGCCCGGTATTTGACAACTTACAACGGTCTGTTTTGCCTGGAATTAGAAGTGATTTTCTTGGTGGAAATATGTTCGGTAGTTCGCGGCAAGGTATTGCTGAAGGATTGGCGATCGGTGATGCGTCGCGTTCAGCTTTAGATACTGCCGCTAATTTACAAGCAAATAATTTCAATCAAGGACTGGGGGTTATGTCCGATCAAATCGGGCAGGCTGCTCAACTTGGAACACAAGCCGGATCAACGTTAGCTCAGCTCGGTTCGCAAAACAGGGGGCAAGACATCAATGCTGCAACATCTTCTACAAACAGCGCATTGGAGAATATTTTACGTTCCTTATTTGCAAGCGGAGATGTTAGCAATCTTGCTCTTTTGCCTGCTGGTATAACCGGAGCCGTTGGTGCAGAACAACAAGGGCTAGAGCAAGCTAGGTTAAGTGAACAATCACAAAGGTTCACAACCGAACAAATGCTTCCGTTTCTTGCGGCACAAGATGTTGCTGCGCTCGGTTTCGGTATTCCCGCCGGTTCTACAACTGCAACCGGACAAGGCCCGCAGACATCGAAGTTTGGCGGGATTGGCAGTCTTTTGGGGATGGGAGCAGGTGCGCTAATTGGGGGGCCCTTCGGAGCTACACTCGGAGGTGCAATTCTAGGTGGCGGCGCCGGAAGAACTCTTGGAGACTTGTTTTAAGGAGGCATGACAATGCTCGAACAACTTCTTGCTTTACTTCAGCAAAATCCCGATGCGGCGGCAATGCAGCTTGCCGCATCGGGAGTCCCTGCGCCAACTGCAGGGCAGGGTTTAACGTTCCCCGACGGAAGCCCCGCGCCGACACCGACGCCTCGTCCCGCTGGGTTAGCTGGAGCTTTGCCCGGGGCACCGGACCCAGCACAGCAGGGTCAAGATAAAACAGCAACCCTCTTAAAAGCTTTAGGTGCGGTGCGGACACCGGAACCCCCAAAAGGAGCTGGTGTTTCAATCCAAGGGGGAAATCCTGGCTTTGTGACTAATTTTGCGCCACCGAGTTTAGCCCAGCAAAACATTGCTTTTGCCCAGCCGACCCCGCCGGTTCCCGGAGGGTTAGCCGCCGCACTCATGCGGGGGAGGTAAGTTATGCTTCGTGATGCAGTTGTCCCCGGGCTTACCCCGCCACAGCCACAGCAGCCAAAACAACAACAGCAAGACCTCGGTTCTGTTTTAGCGCCCAACGCGCCGACCGGCGATCAGACAATAGCGCAAAATTATCTCGGGTGGAAAGAAGTGTTAGCTAATCCTGCGTTAGCTGCGGGGCTAGCGCAATTTGCTGTTAGCATTTCAAATCCGACTACGCGCGGAACTGCTGGTGATATTACAGCAAGTCTAGGTGAAGGTGCTGCGGCGGCAGGGCGTGCAGCAACAGAAGCAGATAAGAGTAAAATAGAAGCAGAACAGCGGGATGCCCAAAAAGCACAGCAAGATTTAGAGAATAAACAAAGAAACCGAGAGTTAGATTTACAGCAACAGCGTGTAAACAAAACCGGAAAAAGCACAGCAACTACGACAAACGCCCTCGGCCTACCGCCAGAAAAACGAGCTGAACTTGCGTGGAAAGCTGCGCATAAAGCTTGGGAAGACAGTGCTGATTTTAACGGAAACAGAACACAGCCGGAGCCGGAGCTTAATGACTTTCTTGCACAAGAAGTTTCGCTTGAAACATCCCTTAAAAACGGTATGAATTTTACACGCTACAAAAGCATCCGGGATAAAGTTGGAGTATCTGCGGCATCGCAATATTTAAAAGCTTGGGCTTCTGGTAGTGCGGAAGGAAAAGCTATTGACGATCAGATTACGAAAAGCGGGCAGCCGACAGTTTCAGATGTTGTGCCGACCGGCGAAAGCCCTGCATTAGATAGTGGAGTTTCCGGCGTGCAGGATGCCACGCAAGGAGAGGGAACACTATCTCCTGCTATTTTTGATCCAGTTAAAAAACAAGTGTTAAACCAAGAAGCTTTTAACAATGCGGCACGAGGGCGCGGTATGTCGCCGCGTCAGCTTTTCGAAGCTCTTACCAAAACTAACTAATAAAGGAAAAGAGTATGGATGATCCGTTTGACGCTGGTATTGAAAAGTTCTTTAAAACAAAGTCTGCTGTAGATGTTAATACTCCAGAGCAAGCAACAACTGATCCTTTTGAACGAGGGATCACGAAGTTTTTCAAAGCAGCACCGGAAACAGTGGCTGCGCCGGAAGTGCAGAACACTCCTGCGAAAAATAATTTATTACAAGATATTGGAGCGGGTTTGCGCAGCGGTGCATTAAGTAGTGCGGGCGCTGCGGCTACGGCACTTGGCGCAAACGAGACTGCAAAAGCTTTTAACCAGTCTGCAGCTGAAACACCAATCAGTGTGCCGAGCTTTACAGACGTTCATTCTGTAGGCGATGCTGCGAAGTTTACGCTTGGTAATGTTGCTTCTTCTGCCCCGGAAATGGGAATAACAGCTGCGCCGATTATCGCAGGAGGTTTGCTTGGTGGCCCGGTCGGCGGGATTATCGGGACTGGTATTGCTTTAACGGGAAGTCTGCTGTTTAATACTGGGCGAAACCTTCAGCGACAAGATGAAGAAAATGTTGACCGCGATGAATATGTAGCTTTCGGGGCCGGGTTTGGTCAGGCTATCCTTGACCGCATTGGTATGGGGAAAGGACTTGGTTTAATCGGCGATGCGCTTGGTATAAGGATTGCCGGGGCCGTTGCTAAAAAAGGTATTGCACGGGAGATTGTGCGAGGCGCACGAGACGAAAGCGTAACGGAAGTTATTCAGCAAGCAATAGAAATTGGGCAGGCAAAGCCTGACTTACTGCGTGTGTTGATTAACCCGAAAGAAAATGAGGTTGAAAAATCCGATCAACTTGTAGAAGAATTAGTCAACGCAGCTTTGATTGGTGGCGCCGCTGGTGGGGCCTTTACCGGTGCGGCAGCTGGCGTATCGAAGTTAATTAAAGATGATCCGGCGGTATTGAAGGCTAAACTCGGAGATGCTCCGCTTACGGAAGAAGATTTAGTTGGAGCGCCCGCCGCACCTGCGCCCGCGCCCGCAACGCCCGCACCCGCAACGCCCGCCGCCGCGATACCGTCTAACAATGTGCTAGGTGAACCTCTGGTAAAACCGGCCTCCTCCCCTCCCCTCGCCTCTCCTCTCCCCTCGCCTCTCCCGCCCGTCACGGACGGTTTAAATTCAGCCGCCATTCCTGCAACTAACTTTAAAGTTCCGTATGTTCCGGGAGAGGTTTTGCTTAATGGTAAAAAGGCTATTATAAACGGAACACTTCCGCCAGATGGGTCTTTTAGTTCGTTTGCTTCTTGGCTGTCAAATTCTAAAAATCAAGATTTTGCAGATAAAATTAAAAAAAGCACAACACAAACTACAATTAATGACGCGATTATTTCTTCTTATCTGGAGTTTAAAGCTGAACAGAAGAAAGCTACACAAGCGACGAGCGCGAAAACTGTTCCAGCTGCCCCACAAGATTCGGCTTTAGATGCCGACTTTACACCTGACAGTGCTTTTAAATCTCTCGATGCTCTTGATAATCTTAATGACCCGAATGGTTTTGCCCCACTTCAAGACCCAGAGTCGGAGTCTGACGATGATTTTTATTTCAGCGATCCGAAGTTAGCTAAAATACTTTTTGAACATTCTTCTGCTTCTGGAACTATTTTAGACAAGCAAGATATTTTAAAGTTTGCTGATATACTCGAAAGTAACAATATTATTTTAGAAGGAAACGCAGAGAATTTTAGCTCATTTTTCTTCAATAATGATACTAATCTTAATAATACTTTTGCCGCACTCCTTATTGAGAATAAAGATAACCCAGATGAAATAACAAAGATTTTAAAAGACTCCGTAAAAGCTTTTAGTAAACAAAGTTTTAATACTTCAGTTACAGCGTTCAACGAAGAGAAGACGAACACTACTGCTTCGTCGGGTATTACAGTGTCTCCACTTTCTGCTGTAAAATCACCCGCATTCTCGGTTGAACCTGAGTGGAAAGACTATGAAGCTGCTTTAAACAAGATTAAAAATGACCACGAGGTGCAGAACTATCTTCAGAAAAGCTGGGTATACCCCACAATTTATAACAGTGCTTGGTATAAAGCAGCTGTCGCAAACCCGAAATTTCAAGAATGGTTTGCCGGTGCGCATCCAGCTGTTACACATGACGGCACTAATCCTATTGTCATTTTTCACGGGGCTAACACTACAGTAGCCAACAAAGTTGGATTAGTAACTGAAGAACAGGGAATTACGACAGGGTGGTTTTCTAAGGTAAGTAAATCAGTAAAAGGAAAAGCTGTCGGAGGCCCGGAAACAAAACACCCAGCTCTTATAATTTACACATCTAATAATATTACTAAATCTAGTTCTTATATGTGGCACTCTATTAAAAAGAATAAGCCCGGTGCACTTGTTCCACTATTTGTTAATTTTAAAAAACCTTTAATTCACAACCATAACGGGGGATATTCTCCAGACCTTTATAATAAATTACTTAATATAGCCGTAGAGGGCGGGTTTGATGGGGTTATTCTCCGAAACACTAGTGATAATATGGGAACTGTTTTTGAGCTAATTACAAACGCAGCAGGAAAAGTTGTTAAAAATACTACTAATGATGATCCTTTTAACACGGGATATAAAGGAAGTGTAATTCTCCCGGTTAACCCCTCTGGAGTTAAAAGTGTTTTCAATACTAACTTTGGCAAAAACCAATTCTATAGTTATGCAAAAAGCGACGGGACTATAGCAACCGGCGCGCGGCTTACTGAGTATGAGTTTAAAACCCTCCGCGAAGCCCTGAATAAAATGGGGCTAAGTAATGTTAAATTATCTATGCTTGATCCGAATAATCCAGACGCGGGGAAATGGCGCGGGTATCTAGCGCGTGAAGAAGCTGGGTTACGGATCGCCGTGCTTGCTGCTGATGGTAAAGCAATTTTGCATCATGAGGCTATTCACGCCCTTAAAGAATTAGGTTTGTTTACGGAAGCGGAATGGGCAGTGCTGCGAAATGCGGCTATCAACGAAAGCTGGATTGACAAGTATAATATTAACGAGCGTTACCCAGAGTTATCTTATGAGAAAAAGTTAGAAGAAGCTATTGCGCACGAGTTTGAGAATAACGTTAGGACCGGGCCAAAAGTTAAAACTGTTTTTGGTAAAATATCGAACTTCTTCAAAGCGCTTATTAACTGGAGCCGCGGTCTCGGGTTTAACAACGTAGAAGATATTTTCTATAACATAGCTTCTGGGGAGTTAGCTCTAGTTACGAAGGCAAGGTTATCGCAAGATAAAGATGTAACAAGCGGGGAGAACGCGAGGAATAATATTATTGCTTTTGCAAAGAAACTTAATTTACCCGCGCCCGTTATGCAGAATATTCAGCAAGCCGGAACGCTTGCTGATAAATACGATAAGATGTATAAATTTGGATTTACTATTTTGCAGTTAGCAGAGCGTAATCCCCACATTGGCTGGCTTCGCACGCATACGCAATTAGTTGCGCGCTGGTTTAACGAAAAAATGAAGTGGACCTCGCGCGCAAGTGAGACGCTGAGGTTATGGCAGACGCTTGGAAAAGCTGATGCGGATAAACTTTCTGACTTTATTTTTGACGTAGAGCAGATGAACTATCGGACGCCGGAAGAAGTGAAAGCTGGTGTTATTCGGCAACCGACTGCAGCAGAATTACGCACTCTTGCAAAGCGCTATGCTTTCCAAGATGAAGATAATGCTTTACGGATGTATGTTAGAATTCGGAAAGATTTCGAAGCTGTGCTTGGTAAGATGGAAGAAGTTATATTAAACGACGTGCAGCGTCTTTATCCCGGGAGTGATAACCCGCTTGCCGCGATTAAAGTTCAGGAAATTCAAACAGAGTTTGACACACTTCGCGCGCGACCTTACTTTCCTCATGCACGATTTGGAGAATTTACGGCTGTTGTTAAAGACAATAAAGGCGATGTTGTTTACATGGAGCAATTTGCCACAAAGAAAGAACAGAAATCTGCTTACGGGGGTCTGAGGGCAAAGTATCCCGCGACACAAGGCTACACATTACGTCTGGATAAAATTCCAGATCAAGGTAAATCTTTTCAGGGTTTGCCTCCGAGTTTAATTGCTAGTATCGAAGGGCAAGTGTTAGATACTTTACCAAACTTATCAAGCCAAGATCGCGCAAAGCTGGAAGATTTTTTCCGTGGGTTGAAGATAAGTTTCTCTCCGGCGGAAAGTTTTAAAAAGCATTTTGCAAAACGTAAGAATATTGCTGGATATAGCCGCGATGCGATGCGTGCTTATGCAGATTACTTTCACCACGGCGCGAGCCATATTGCTAGATTAGAATACGGTCCGCAAATGCGGCGCAATATTGACGAAGCTGGTCAAGCTACAACGGCGTTAGGCGACAACGGCTTTGATGTAACACGTCGTCGTGAAATAATCGACCATGTTACGCAGCATACAGATTATGTGCTTAACCCCCCGGAAGAATGGGCAGCTTTAAGAAGCATAGCCTTTACTTGGTGGCTTGGGTTTTCTCCGGCAAGTGCTGCTCTTAACTTAACACAAGTTCCAATGGTTACACTACCTTATCTTTCTTCTCGGTTTGGGGAACATAAAACTATTCCAATGTTAGCTAAAGTTACAGGCCAAATTCAAAAACTTTTTGCACAACCTAATGCGCAGAATATTTCTGCCGAAGATGAGCGTCAAATCTCGCTAGCTGTGGAGCAAGGGTTTGTTGATGAAAGTATGGCAACTGAACTTGCGGCGACAGCTGAGGGAACATTAAGCTGGACAGCAAGCAACACTTGGGTTGGTCGCAATATTCGCTGGGCCGGAAAAGCTGCCGGATATATGTTCGAGCAGACCGAGAAACTAAACCGGCGTGTTACGTTTAGAATGGGGGTAGAACTTGCCCGGCAAAATCCGACTGTTAAGCACCGAAACGAATTAATTGGAAAGTATGACACAGATTATAAAGCTGCACTTGAGAAAGGCATGTCTCCGCTTGAGGCGTTTGCTTTTATCTCCGGTAAAGACGCAGTAATTACAACACAGTTTGAGTATGCAGCTTGGGCACGGCCTCGCTTTATGCAAGGCAGGCCTAGCGTGTTTTTTACTTTCTTTAGTTTTGCGCAGAACATGCTTTTCTTTTCTCGCTACGGACATGGGCGCGGGCGATATTTATTATTACTGTTGGCGATGGCGGGAGTTATGGGCCTGCCCGGTGCAGAAGATTTAGAAGCTCTTACACGTTTTCTCGGTCGAAATTTATTCAATACTTACTATTCTCCGAAAGAAGAAATACGCGCGTTTATGATAGAGATGTTTGGGGAGGACTCGCAACTTGCCGAGACAGCTTTATATGGCGCGGGCCGGACAGGGTTTGGCTTGGCTGCCGCAGGCGCAGCTCTCGGTATGCCGGTTCCAGAAATTAATATGTCTGGAGCTATTGGACTTGGCCGGATTATTCCGGGTGCAACAGCTCTTGGACCTGCAACAGGAGACTTCAATGATCGTGTTGCAAATTCTGCTAAAGATATTGGCGGAGCTTCATTTGCAATCTTATTTGGACTCGGTAAGTTTCTTTCCGCCGGGGATCAATATCAACTTAATGATTTGAAACGCTGGGAAATGGCTATGCCGCGCGCTTTGCGCGATATGTCTCAGGCGGTCAGGTTCGCCGAGGAAGGGCGCGAGCGTTCAGCTTCTGGGTCAACAGTCTTGGACTTTGACATAGAAGACCCGGAGCAACTTGCCGAAATCATCGCCCGTGCTGGCGGCTTCCAAGTAACCCGCTTGAGCCGCCGCTGGGATAGGATCATCGCGCAAGCGGACGCTCAGTCTTACTGGACAGGGCGCCGGACTGCACTTATGGGGATTTATGACGAGGCACGCTGGCGTGGGACCGAAGAAACACGCAAGGAAATCATCGACCGAATAGTAGCTTTTAATCGTGAAGCGCCAAAGGGCCTTGCTATTACGCGGCAAGCGCTGCAACAATCCTTGGCTCGCCGCGACCTCGCACGGGCGAAGCAAGAGGCTGGTGTTCCTCAGAGCAAAATGTTGGGTGCTATATATCGGGACGTTGCGCGCCGCCATCCTGAAGATGCTCCTACTATATTTGAAGAAAGTATAAAATAAGCATTAAGTTAATCTAAAGATCATTGCTTGGAGAATCTTCCGTTCGCGTAAGTTGCTTTCTAATTTCGCGCGGGTCTGCTGTGAGTTTGAAAGTATTGGGGGACCCCGAGATTATTTTAAAGTAACCTGCTTTTATCCCCGTTGTCATTGCTTCTTCGTAGGATCGCGCGTCTTGCGTATGCAAGCAATGCCGTAAAAGCATTTGCTCGCTTACAGGGATATTCTGTTCTTCGTGCGTTTGCAGGAAAGAGACTATCTCGTGCAGAGAACGCGCAGTGGGCGCAACCCCAATACTCTCAAACACTTGAAGCATGTCATATTCTGTTGCGGTTATGATTTTATTCGCGGCAATAAGTGAGTCTTTTTCTACTAGTAAAGATGGCCCTTTTGCTGCTTGTATAATCATTGCTAGCTTGTGAACGTGAGTTTGCTTGCGTGATATATATCCCTCAAACCTATCGCTCGCCATATGGATTGGACGGCTTGTCCAGTGCTCTTGATACCAAGTTTGCCCCCAAAGAATAGCTTCTTCTGTTAGAAACATTTCTCCCACCATTTCAGAAATCAAGCAGAGGTCATGCACAAGAGCTTCTTCGGTTCTATTGTATTCTTCGGTCGGGGAAGATAGTCCAGGATAAGCATTAAAGTGGCGCTTTCGATCTCCGTAAACAAACACTATTCGGGAAGCAAGTCCGCCTCCGATCATTGCTTCTGGGACAGAAGCTTTTAACCACGCCGGGGTCGTGCCTCCGATTAGATTAAGCCACGGATTTACGATCTCCTGTCTCCCGTGCGCAAAAGTTTCTCTCACCCAGACACGCTTTTTACCTTCCCACATGTCGGTAAGAAAATCTACAAGGTCTTGATCGCGCGGATTTAAAAACGTTCCTAACTCGGAAACGCTACAAGTTATCGCAGATTGGGTGGCATAAATAGCTTTACTTGGTTCGGTCTCTCCGTTGATCGGAAAGTCTACTTGAACTTCAGTAAAAGCTTTTGTTAATGACTGCCAAGACATGCTTGATGGGCCAAAGTTTATGCCGGGGACTTGTTCAAGGAGGGAAAGCCCGATGCCCATCGAGGTAGATTTTGTTGCGATCCCCGGCGGAGCTACAAGAATGATATATTTATTAGGTGTCCACTGGAAATAACGCTGGTCAATCCAAACCCGTCTTTGTAACGCTCCGGCTAGGGTAGAAACCGCAGTCCAGAAATGAAAAATTTCCGGAGCTTCGCTGAACTTTGTGAATTGCAAGTAAGTTTTAAGCCAGTTTTTTAGTTTGCGTGTCATGAAGATTACTCTTTAACAAGTTGCAATTCTTCTTCTGTCGGCATTATAACTTTTACATGTAATCCACGTTCTTGGGCATAGTTAATTTCATAGTTGACCCCAAAACTTTTAGTGTAACCGGGAAGAGCTAATACCCAAAGAGCATTGCACCGATTTATTATCATTGTGTTATACCACTTCCAGGTTTCTGCGTCTGTTTTTAGTTTAAACTTTACCGCTAATACATGGCAATGGACAATCGGCGAGAATACACAATCTCCTTTTTTAATCAAGCGTGCTGTTGCCGCGCAAGTAGCTTCGTAACGGCGCTCCTGTATATTGAGGTTTTTGTGGGAGTAAGGGGAAGCAAGGTAAATCATAGTTGGCTCCTGTTATTGCGCGCATACTGGTTATCATTTATACGCGCATTTACGGTTGTTAGCACTCACCCCAAGAAGTCTCACTCCACTTATACCCCATTCCAATAACTAAAGGTTCGGGGTAAGGGACGCGAACACGCATAGCATCTACAACCTTTGGTAATTCATCTTTCAGTTCTTTCGGTAGTTGCCCGACAAAACTATCGTGAACTTGCAGCAATGCTTGCACAACATCGCGATAACGGATTGCTGCGTCAGGCTCAACTATAAGTTCGCGCGTTGGCCGCATCAGAGTTTGCCCGAAAATTGTAGTTATTATTTTGTCAATTTCTTCGGGTGTCTGAAACAAATTCATCCATCCAATTTCGGTGCAGAAAGCGACACTACTTTGCGGTCCCCAAGCTAGCGCCGCCGGCAACAATCCTTCTACACGCTCAAAATATTTTCTTCTGTACCCGAATTGGTTTTTAACAGTTGCGCCGAGAACCGCGCCACAAGCATCACAACGAGACCGCGGACCTTCCGGAAATGCGCGGCACGCCCAGCACTGCTGCCCGAACAAAAAGCGTTCGGTTCTCTCGTGCCAAGCTTTAATTCCCGGGTTCAAGAAAAACCAACGTTCTTGGAAAACTATAGCATCTTTAACTGACCACTTAAGTGTTTCCGCAAGTCCCGGGGCGCCTCCGCCATAATTTGTTCCATGCACTGCCCGTTTTATATCGGGATACATTTTAGTGTTTTTAATCTCATCATCTGTCATGTTTTTAGTTTTGTCTGGCCACATATCTCTAGCGTTTACAATATGAACTTTCTTTTTCTGGCGGAAGGCTTCTTTTAAGCGCTCATCTCCCGCCTCCCACGCAACGATTTGCGCGTCAGCTCCTTGAAGGTCCGCGTCAAAAATTATCTTTCCGCGGTCAGGCGCAAAGAGACGCCGAATGTTAGGAAGGCGGATATGCTGAGCTACCATTGGTCAGTCCTCTTCTTCATTTCCCTTAGGGATATTTTGCAAATTCGTCCCATAGCCAAACACATCTGCGCTTGAGCGGTAACGAAAAGTTTCGGTGGTCGGCGAGTATGTGCAGCGAATACGCTCATCGGGGCCTAAACGCATACGAAGAAAGTTGCCAAACACAGCAAGAGAACGAAGCTGAGAAAGTGTTTCCGTAAGCGGAGATAGTTCTGGATAACGCTTTCCTATTTTACTTAATGCTGCATCATCTGTAGTAACCTCTCCGGTTTTCTTATTATACATTTTCTTACAGCCAAGAACACGATAAAACAAATCAGCAAGCTGCGAAGGACTGCTATACCACGGAGATTTTGATGTTTTACTTTTCTCCGGTCGGCAGCTTTCCGGGACAATTGCTTCAAGTTTATAGATAGTATTTTCGTAAACTTCTATATGTGCAATCGTTTCTTGCGTTCGACGCGCTATATCAGCGCGCACTCCGCGAACCATCATAGCTGCGTTTGGGTGCCCCGCTCCTGTTGTTTGCTTTACTCTCTGCATTTGGATAACATACTGCCATTGCAGATTTAAAGAAGCTATTTGGCGCAAAGCAAGTGTAATAATTTCATAGGTTTTGACGCAATCACGACAGTTATATTCCCAACGTTTTAATTTATCATCGTTTGCAGCTGCTTCTTTTCCATCTGCTTTCCAGTAAACATGATGTTCACAATAAACACTAGATAAATAATCTAACCCTAAAGGTGTTCCTGGATAGATCACATGCCGCGCGATCATTGTGTCATGCTGAAGGTTTACATTTAACCCAAAGTAATAGCGTAAATACTGTATATCAAACAAGAAGTTTTGCCCACAAACTTGCGCATTTGGGTGCGAAAGAATAGCTCGCACATAATACATTAACTGTGTTTCTTGCGTGACAGTCCAGCAAGAACGGCTCTCCGTTAGAATATCATATAGTGGAATACAAACAGCATCTGTCGCCGTCCATCCTATCCCGATGCACTCAACCATTGAATTTCGTGTTTCTATATCAGCTGTTATGATAATCGGTTTTTGCGCATTATTCAGATGATAGTAAAGCTGGACAAGATGAAGCATTAATTTATTATAATTATCTTCGTCATATTTCTCCGGAAAAATAAAGTTCATTGGAGGTTCATCCCATGTATTTAATTGCTTTAATCTCCTAGCAAGGGTCGGGATATTGCGGGCGCGATCTTCCCAAGCTCGCAAAATATAAGATGGTTCATAGACAGGGAGCACAGGAATATTTGTTGCGCTTTCTCGCAACATTGACCCGTGCCAAGCAGTGATGCCGCTTGGCTGCTTATAACCTTCTTTAGCTATAATGGTCCCGGCGGTGCCTTTTGTCAGCGCCCACAACGGGAGATTACCGAGAGCAATGATCGCTTTTGGGCGCACACAATCTATCGCCCGCGAGAGTTCTTGTAAGCCATCTAATAAAGTTGGTTTAGGGTAAAGCCCAAACAAACCTTCTTTTGGTATTCCAGCAGCTTTTGCTTCTATGTTAGAGAAAAGTAATTCTTTAATGTCGTTACCGCCAGGAGCTACATTAACAACATTAGTTTGAAAACAAGCATCTAGGTTAAGTCCGGCTTGCACAAATTCTTCTCGTAGTTCTCTCCCAGATGTTCCCTGGAATGGGCGGTTGGCTTGCTGTTCGGTTGAAGAAAAGTAACTTCCTACTACCATTAACGGATTACCGGAACGCTGCCCGTAACTCCCACGGAAAGTTTGTGTCATTGTAAGTTCCTTTAGAACAGTATATCAGCGTCGAGACTATCCGGCGAGAGTGGCGGGGGCGCTTCGTTAATTGCTCCTTTCATGCTATCCAAGGCTAAGTTAAGTGATGTTTCGTTTTTCTCAATCCCTGTTACAGAAATTGAAGCTTTCTCTGCCGCAACATAGATTGCCCCGCTTCCTGCAAAAGGATCAAGCAGTTTATCCCCGGGAACCCCCGACATTTTTATAAGTTTATCTAACAGTGCTGTCGGCTTTTGCGCTGCGTGGACCCGTGTTTTTGGGTGAACAGGATCACACTGAATAACATCGTCCATCACAACGGCGCCGGGACGAGAACCACGTCTAGCGTGTTTAATTTGTTCGTAACTTGCACGCCATCCTCGGCTGTCGCCGTCGGTGAGGAAACCACGAGAATGCTTGTGCCAGATCAGCGGACGAGCGCGGACTTTAAAACCAGCACTTGACAGCAACTCTTGGCAGAGATTAAAAATATTTTCATCGTTTGCAGCGATAAAAATATACACGTGGGCTTCCGTTGTGCAAACACGCGCTAGCGTAATGCACAATTCTCGGTAAAGTAATTCAGCATCGGTGTGATCGTAATTATGGGCAAAGTTACTTGGTGACCCAAAAACGGTTGTGTCAATGCCGTAAGGAGGATCGGTGATTACTAAGTTAAATGTATTGTCGGGGAGAGTTGGAAAGATTTCCAAAGCATCTCCGTGATAAAGTTTATGCCTTCCGTAGATATATTTTTCTCCGTCGTAAACTACATCAAGAATTAAATTGTCAGAGGGAGTTTGAGGATTATCATTTTTTTTAAGCGCTTGATTTTCTTCCTGTGCGGTTTCTTCTTGCACCGGTTTTTCGGTTATCTTTTTCCGCAGCACCCGGCGAAAATCTTCCTCTGCTGCAACCGCAGCAGCTGTATAAGCCTGCCTCCGGTTGCTTGCTTTTTTAACACTAGGATTATCCATGTAAGCCATGATAAGCTCTGACTCTTTAATCCGCTGCGAGTCGTGATTGTTTGGCGCAGGTTGTCCTTTTTCATCACGGTTTGTTGTTATAAGTGCAGCTGTCTGTGCGAATGTTTGGGTCGGGTTAAATTTCTTTTTCAAGGCATGTAAACGAGCTTCGGCTTCTACTCTTTCTTGCCACGATAAATCAGCCCTTGTTACGTTTTCTGCTAATTCGGCTTCGACAAGTGTTACTTCTTCGCTATTTGCAGCTACTGTTACCGGGAAATAATACGGCGGAACGGACAATCCGTTATAGATAAAAGTTGCTTCAGGATTTTTCGACAAGCGCGCAAGTATCGCGCGCAACCGGCGCTCTCCGGCAACAAGCTGATACTCGCCATCAATCTCTACGACTTGAATAGCGTGGATTAACCCGGCACTACTGTCAAAGATAGAGTTTTCTAATTCCTGCAATTTAACCGTGTCAAAGTGCTTTCGTTGGCGACCGGGCGGTGTAACAATATCACTGATATGAATTAACGTAGCGTTACGCACGATGGGGGCGTCTGTTTGAGCGTCTGACATGATGGTTTCCTTAAGCGTGAAGGATTGTGAGCTGTTGTGCAGCACGGGTGATCCCAGTGTAAAGCCATCTTGCGCGATCTTGCCGCGCAGCAGCCCACTGCAAAACACGGCGTTTGTCGTTAAGATGGTAAGCATCGAGCAGAAGAACCTTTGGCCATTGCGAACCTTGTGCCGTGTGACAAGTGATTGCATACCCGAATTCAAACTGCTGGTGATCTGCAAGTTCCCACGGGCGTGCCTGTTTCATTGCCTCGGGGTTTGTCGCTGCATCAAACTTTGCGCGAAGTGCGCTTATTTTGAACGGCTCTTCTTCAGCTTTTTGCAGTTCCGTGCGGATCATCAAGTCAATGCTTGAGTCGAAGATGTTAAGCACTTCTACGACCTCCGCAAACAACCCATTCAGCAAACCTTTTTCTTTACTATTTTTCCGGCATACAATTTTATCTCCGGCTACCGGATATAGGGGAGATTTTTCGTGAAAACCAAGTCCCTGTCGATACAAGTTATTCAGAAAATGCCTCGTTTCATTTCTCCAGCAGATTGTTATATCAGCGGCTTGCATTTCTTCGAACAACATACGCTGGGTCAGACCTGCTAGCGGGTAACACACAGCCCGTGTATCTTCTGGTGGCGACGCGCGCGTATGATGCGGGACTGAAATTTGCTGGCGCGCCCGCATAGAGAAATCAATAATAGGATTGCCTGCCGCTTGCCTGTGAATTTCAGTAAGCATTACATCGGGCGCCCCCGCGAACAAAGGACTATCCGCAGGTTTGTTTTTGTCCCCTATTGGCGGAAGCTGCCCTGGATCACCTAAAGCTATAATAGGTTTCCGAAAGGTCAACAGATCATCTAGCATCTCGCGCCCGACCATAGAACATTCATCGAGAATAATTATATCTTCGGTAAAAGTTGGGCCTTCTTCTTCAACTCTGTCGCGAAGAATAAAGCGTGGTTTTTGTAACTCCGTTATCTCAGCTTGCAGAGCTTTTCGTTCTGTATCATCTTGCGCCATGTCCCTCTTGTTAGCTAGCTCTGTTAGATAACCCGCCCGAACATGCCGTAGTTTATAAATACGGGAGTGAATTGTTGTAGCGGGTAAATTCCCATAACGCTGCAAAACAAGAGCTGCTTTCCCTGTGTAAGTCATGTAAGCAGCTTCTAGTTTAAGAGCTTCTACAAGTTGTTTAACTGAAGTTGACTTACCTGTTCCGGCGTATCCAGCAATTACAAACCAACCGCGGTTGTTATTACCGGCAATGTAAACAGTTTTATTTTCTTCTTCTTCTGCGGCTGTCTCATTGGCTACTTGCCAAGAAACTAGCCAATCTTTTGCTTTATTTACGGCATCTGTTTGAGCTTGTGAGAGTTCCATGGGGCCGATCCTTTTGCATCTTGCGAAGCTTAAATGGTCCGGGCGGGGGGAGTCGAACCCCCATGCTGTGCAGCGAGAGATTTTAAGTCTCTTGTGTCTACCAGTTCCACCACACCCGGAAAAGAGCGAGGCATTGCTGCCTCGCAGGTTAGCTCGCGGCGAGGGACTGCCGCGAACTGTCTCGGGATTACTTCACTTTGTCGATCCGCTTGATGTCCGTGTAAAGCACCTCAGGATCGTTCTTGTCCGCACGGTGCGCAACAGTGAGCGACACCGGGCCGGCCCCGCGAAGCTGGCTCCACTGCATGTTGGGCTTGTTCAGCCCGAGCGCCTGCCGCAGCTTTCCGAGCCCAACGTTTTGGTTCGGGCCATAAGCAATTCCGCCGTCCGGCCTGAGGTTAAGCCACAGCGTATGACGAACCGGCGCCATATCGGCGGAAAGCCCAACTTCCTCCAACCGCGGGTCTTCGAGAAGCTTGAAGAACACATTCAGAACAAGCTGTTTTTCCCCCTTAATCACTACCTCAGCAAATTTGTAGTCGTCAATAATTGCTTTGTAGTCAGACCCCTCCGGAACCGGAGTCATGTGGGTAGCACTTACGTCCGTGATGATCTGTTCTTCGAAAGCATTCGGGTCAAAGGTTGACATTGTTTAGTGTCCTCTGTTTTGTTTATCGCTGAGTTGTTTTGCGATACAGTTACAACGAACCGCGTTGTGCGGGGCTTAAAGGGCCAAAAGGGGAGATTGCTCTCCCGAATATAGTTAAACGTTAGTTGTAGTAGTAATATAATTCTTTCTTGCTTCGTATGCTTCTACGATCTTCCCGAAATCTTGCTCGACTTTACTAACCACGCCAATGTTGCGGCCTTTTAATCCACTGACTTTATCTTCTGTCGTTGACCAGTAGAATTTTTTATCCGCACGATACGCCCAGATAACGTCGCTGAACATGCGCGGGAAAACCGGCGCGGTTTTGTTGCCGAGAAGCGAAACTTGGAACGTCATTTTCTCAGCGACAAGATCTAAAAGCTTATCAACATGCCCGGTTATGATCGTCATACAGCGGGTGTCATTGACTATCTTTTTAACAAGGGTTACTTGGGTTTGCATCGCAACACCCCACTCTCCTTGATGTAGTGTTGGCTTGCCTCCGACAGTGAGCTCACGCGCCATGTCGTTAAGCCCAGAAAGGGAGTCAAAGGCAAAGGCACAATCTTCCCCGAGCTTATCGACCGGGCCGAAGTTTTCGTTTGTTCGCTGACAAATGAAGCTAGAAAGCACACCCATTAGTGTAATGAGCTGTCTATGCGCAGGCTTGTCGATCCCGCTTTTCAATTCCCCTAAGTCTTTATAAGACATTTGCGAAACTTTAAGCCCCATTTCTTGTATCGCATCCCATCCTGTGCTGGAAGGTGAGACGTAATGCCAGTGAACATTGTCGATCGGAATGTTGTAGTGCATACATCCAGCAATCAAAGATTCTTCTCCTCCGGGTTCTGTAAACAAGCAGAACAACTTACGATGCTTTGCAACGGTTGCGAGGGAAAAAGTTTTCCCGTTACCGGGTTCTCCTAGAAGTAAAACGGCTGGCTGTTTTGTTGCGCTGGTTAGAGGACTCTTAGCAGGTTCCATTTCACTACCTCGGTTGGGATGTGTTCTGGCTTAAAGTGAGCCGGCCAGAACCATTGTTTATAGGTGATTATTGCGGTGTTGTAAGGACAAAAGCAAGCATTGCAGAAATTTTGTGCTTGTATGTCTCCCGTATCGGTGCTGGAAAAGATGCGCACATATCCCCAACTATCTCCGGTTTCCGGGTCGAGCAGGAGAATTGACGGTTGCCATGTAGTTGGGGTTTTGTATATGTGCTTTACACTTAAGTTTGGCAGCACCCACAGAGCACCAACGCTTCCCACGTTTACCGCCAAAGCAGGGCGTGTAACTCATCAGGAAGCTCTAACGGCCCGGCGGCAAGGAAGCGATCTTCGCTTTTCCCGGTCGGGTCTTTGGCAAGAGGATCCCACACACGATTATCCCAGTCGGAATAAATTTCCCAAGGTTCCGAAGATGTGCACAGCGGAGTGAAAGAACAAGGGCGGAAGTAAGCCATGCACCCGTCGCCGTAGGACATTTCCCACGGTGCGGCTGCAACTATATGAGTTAACTCGGGTTGCTGTGTTAAGTGTTCTTCCTCAAAACATGCGAGTAATTCTTTGTATTTACTATAAGCTTGCACCATCCGCAGAATTTTTGTGTTAATCATAAGCCACCATTTTTCAACCTGCTCGTCCGAGAACAAGATTGTGGCTTCTGCGGTTTTGTAACTTCCTTTAAGTATGCTAATGCCGCGAACGACGGCACCTATCGCATTAATACCTTGTGCGCGACAAGCATAAACATAGCCATAGAATTGCCCGCGCATGGCCCACTGGTCAGCCCAATTTGCGTTCATAGCTTTTGTTGTTTTATCATCGAGGGCAAAGATTACTCCACCTTCACCTTCTCTATCTTCTACTACCATGTCACAGCGCCCGGAATAGAGAATTGGCTCTCCGGTATCCGGGTGACGCACAGCTGTTGGAATGGCAAAGGTAAACTCAATTGCTTTACGGTTGCCTGCGATTGTGATTGGCTGGAAGTGATCGTTCTCCATTGGGTATGTGTCGAAGTAATGGCACAATGCTCCGAACATATTTAGGAAAGATTTTGGGTGATCTTCTGGTTCAGTATATTCTCCCCATTCTTTTACCATATGCACCCAAGCTCTCGCGATAGCTTCATCTTGGGTTAGGTTTTCTACATAAAAAGCATTTCTCGCGATTTCTAGCCCTAAAGCAAAACAACCTCCGGCATGAAGGTCAATGCTTTTTCCTTCGGGAACACGCTTCAGAAGAAATTCATAGTAGAATTTACGCGGGCAAGATGTGAAGGAGGATAGAATTGTGCTGTCAACGCTCAGTGGAAAGGTGAGGTTAACCTGAGTTTCGGCTGACATAAGTTGGGGCCTTTCTTTTGTCAGTTGTTTTAAAACAGCTCTGCGTCTGAAGCTTTCGCAACTTCTGGCGCGGCTGCCTTTCTCTTTTTCTTCTGTGCTCCGAGTTCCGCTGATGCACGCAGTTTCCGCGAGATCAGCACACCAAACTGCGCGATCGCTTCCGGAATTTCGTGAGCCTGCCGTGCGAGAACATATGTTCTCAGTTCCGACAAGATACGCAAGCGGTGATCGGCGGTCATAGAATAAAGCTCGCTCTCTGTCGGCAGATTATCCTCGTCGAGAAGTGTGAGCTGCGGCAATTCCGAAGTCTGGGTCGTCATAGTGTAAGTTCCTTCTGCTGATCTTGTTCGAGCTGCGGTCGCGTGTGATCGTTTTCTTCGGTTAAGCCCGGTATAATCTCGCCGGGTTGAATGCCAATATCTTTTAATGCGCGGGCAAAACCCGCTTTATCAACACGGTGAAGCCATGTCGCGAGTAATCTTTCGGTTATCTTTCCTAATGCGCCGTAGCGCATCTTCCCGTCTGCGGGAGAATACAGCAACATTTGTATGCGCGAATACACACCTATTTCAATGCGCGCGCGTATTTCTTGCGTTGGTTTAGCGAGGCGAGGACGCGCCATTTGAAGCTCCTTTGCTGGGCGTGTTTCTCATTATATGGCGTTGTTGCGCGCATGTCAAGAGGTATTTTTCAGCGAGAGAGGGGTAATTGCGCGCATACCGGTTATCGTTTATGCGCGCAATTTCATCATTCGGTATCGTCGCCGAACAAAGTTCCTATTACAGTTGCAGTTGGTTCTTTTTCGCGGGCAATATGAGCGGGATTAAAGCGCCCCGGAGGACTTTCAGGTTGCTTTTCTTTTTCCTCCATAGCATTGGCCAACGCGGCGCCAACGCGATCTATGATATTCTGGTTTCGCGGAAGGATAAGAAGCTGCGTTTCACCGCGTTGAAGTTTCGGGATCATCGCCCGTTGGAGCTTTTCCCACAAGGCATTATAGGATTGCCTTGACGCGCTTTGCCCGGGGAAGATTGTCTGCCCGCGCTCAAGCACAATTTCACCGTCGGCAACACGCCTAACCGCAGCCCGCACGGCGTATAACTGCTGCCTTGTATGCACGGCGAAACCATAACTTTCGCAGGGGATTATGAGCTTTTTGTTATTGTCGATAACATAGAGCCATGCTTTTAGTAATTCGGGCGGAAACTCATCTGGAGTTTTTAATCTTGGCGGAGCTTTTGTTGCTTTGGTCATTTTTTGTTTCCTTTCTTTTTAGCATCAGCGATTGTTAGCATTAACTCTGCTCGTTCTCCGAGTAGCTTTGCGATATAGGGATAACTTTTTATTACGGCTATTGCATCACTCAACAGGACAGAGCTTTCTTTTAACGTGCTTTCTTTTTCGCCACTCCATAGATCGTCAACAGCTTTATCGAGAAGAAGATTGTAACTGTCAATTATAGCTTCGTCTTCTGTCTCGAACAAACTGTTTCCGATTGAACGGAAAGTGTAGATAGGTTCAGCTAAGCTTTTATGCACGGCGGGCGAAGGGCGCGCCGGGCGCGCCGGGCGCGCAGCTTCGAACTCTTCCGGCGTTAATTTTTCTTCAAACTCAAGCGAGTTTACAGAGGAAGAAAAACCACTTCCGAACAAAGCATCATCGGTTGCGAGGGGAGCTTTGCCTGCTTTTTTAACAAGTGGGGGCAAGGCCGGGTTATGCTTTGTCATTTGCGTTTCCTTTTGTAAGTGAAGTGTAAACACGAAGTTGTTTTTGGTATTCTCCCAGAAACAATTTCGGCTGGGTTAAGTCTTTGACGATACAGGCAAACCGCTCAGTGCGAGTTACGATTTCTTCGTAGTTTAAATATGCCACTATGTTTATTACATTGTTCATTTTGCGATTTCCAGCATGTTATTGTTCGGGAAAAAATCTTCCTCTGTAAGATGCTTTCCCACCGCTTTTGCTTGTGCGATAGCCCCCCCAAGGGCCAGCTTACGCCGTGCCTTATTGTCGAAGTTGCTAGCTTCTTTGAGGTAATCTTCATCCACCGGAAGGGAAAAAAGCAACCATTTATACACAATACCCGGAACCGGCTCGAACACATTAGTAACTTCATTACCGACACGCACAATTTTATAGCTTTTACCCGAGCTATCACTTACTACAGCGAGAGAGTCTTTTGCGATTTTTGTGGCGCTTTTGAAGCAATAAGTATTGTTATTATTGCCCTCGAAGTAAGTTACTTCGTAGATGTGAACACCGTGCTCAAGCTGCAGCAGGGTGATAACGTCAAGTTCTTCGTTCATGGTCTGGTTTCCTTCTTCGTTGGTTTCATAGGTTTCAGTAATGTTAATGTAGTCAGAGAAACTACCTTCAACGCGGTGCCCGGCGTGATTGACTACACAAGGAAAGATTAACCACACTCCCTCTTGCGCAACTGAAAGCTCGATATTTTTGGCAAGAAAACTTTTCAGTTTGGCACGCTTACACAGGTCATTGAGCCAATTTGCCGTTGTTCATTCTTCCTCCTTACTTTTCTCTGCCCAAGGATTGTAAGCAACAAAGTCGGCCACCGCACTCTGCAGCTTGGTTATTTGTTTCACGAGGTGGCTGCGCTCGGCGTCGGAGTCCAGTTTGCTCAAAATGTCGTTCCTTCTGGCGTCAGTCATGGCTTGCCCTTTTCCGCGTCAATGCGCCCGAAATCTGACTCCGCGACCTCGTTGCGTTCTTGCAGCACCTTGACTCGCGCGGCGCTTTCAGCGTTGATCCGTGCCAAGGCTTCCCCATCTCCACGGCGGAACGCGTCTCGATATGCGGCTTCGTCGGCGTCGGAGCCAAACCCCGCCTCGG